GATACAAACATCTATGGTCCACCAAGAAAAATAGTAACAGGTCAAACATTTGCTGAAGTGGCAACTAATATTAGATGTAGCGCCGATATGGCAGAAAAACAATTCATGGATGCTTGGCAAAGAATAGCCGCAAACCGAACTGACTTCTCTGTAGGATATTATGCTGACTATGTTGGCAACATACAGATATTTCAGTTAGACCATGAAAACAAAAGAAGATTTGGAATAGAATTAGTCGAGTGTTATCCAGCGACAGTTGGTGAGATTGCTCTTGATTATGGAGCTCAAAACACTATATCAATATTGCCTGTGACATGGGCATATAGATATTGGAAAAACTTGACAGATGAAGCAGAATTACCAAGACCATTACTTGAAAGAATTGGTGATGTTTTTGTTAATACAGTAGAGAGACAATTAAGAAGTCGATTACCTGCTGTCTTGCGAAAATTGTAATCGTTATAATAAGGAGGTGAAAAATTATGGCATTACCTAAACTAGAAAACCCAATTTATACTTTACAGTTACCCTCTACAGGTGAAACTATTGAGTATAGACCGTTTCTTGTAAAAGAACAAAAAGTACTTTTACTTGCAACAGAGGGTAAAGAAACAAATACAAAAGATATAGTAAAAGCATTAAAGGAATTAATTAAAAGTTGTACTTTTGGCAAAGTCAATGTTGACGAAGCACCTTTATTTGATATCGAATATATCTTTTTAAAACTAAGAGCAAAATCAGTAGGGGAATCTGCAAAAGTAAGTGTTTTGTGCCCCGATGATAACGAAACGAAAGAAATGATAGATGTTAATCTAGATGAAATAGAACCAATGATGTCTGAAGGTCATACTAATATGATAAATATTACAGATACTATTAAGGTTGAAATGGGTTATCCTACATTATCTGATTTTGAAAGAGGCATATCTGTAGATGATACAAATGCAGCTATTGATTTAACTAAACAATGTATTGGTCAAATATCTGAAGGTGACAAAGTATATAATAGAGTTGATTATACTGAAAAAGAATTAGATGATTTTGTTAATTCTTTTAATACTGAACAACTTGGTAAGATTATGGGTTTCTTTGCAACAATGCCAACATTAAAAACTGTTGCAAAAGTAAAAAACTCTAAGACCAATGTTGAAAGTGAGGTTGTGATACAAGGACTACAAAGTTTTTTAGCGTAGGCCTTTCTCACGACTCTATAACGAATTACTTTAAAACCAACTTTGGTTTAATACAACATCATAAGTATTCGTTAACAGAGTTAGAAAACATGATGCCGTGGGAAAGGGAAGTTTACTTGACAATGTTATTAGAACACTTAAAAGAAGAAGAGAGAAGACGAAGAGAAGAAGAAAGTAGGAGAAAAAATGGCTGACGAAAAAGTAATAGTACAACAACCACACCCAGCTGATACAAATGGTGATGGTAAAGTAGATAAAGTAGAGCATGAAATGTATCTAGAGTTTAAAAGAAAAGAACTTGAAGATGCTGATGCTATGCGTGATGCACAAAGAACAATGGCATGGTACTCTTTATATGGTATGTTGTTATATCCGTTCTTAGTAATAGTAACAAATTTTTTAGGATTTGAGAGTGCTGGAAAAATACTAGGTGATATGGCAGGTGTGTATTTCATCGCTGTTGCTGGTATCGTTGCAGCTTTCTTTGGTGCTCAAGCAATGACAAATAAGGGCAAAGGTAAAAAATAATGGCCGAAGATTTAAGAGGTGTATTAGCGAGTCTTACTGCGTCTATTAAAGAAAAAAATAGAATAGATGCTCAAAAATCTGAAAAGAAACAAGAAGAGGCTCAACAAAAACTTCTTAATGCTGTTAACAAACAAAACAAAGCCTTTATGGATGCACAGGCCAAAGAAAGGCAAGCAAGAAAAGGTAGAGGACCAACTAGAAATAAAAAAGAAATTGAAGATGCAAAAAAAGAACTTCAAGTTGCAAAGAACAATTTAAAAATAGCACAACAAGACCTTGATGCAAACTTAAATGATATTAATCTAGCAAAAAAACAAAGAGACGAACAAAATCGTATCGCAGCCGCAGCTCAAGGTATAAGTTTACAAGACCTTGATGAACAAAATAAAATAAAAGAAGATATAAAATTACAAAGAGCAGCACTAGCAAAATTAAGTGAAAATTCTAATTTATCTCTTGAACAATTAAAAAAGACAGATGCATTTAGAAAAAAAGAGGCAATACTAGAGAGAACAGAAAAGAGACTAAAATCTAGACAAGATGCAAATATCAGAAATCAAAATTTAAAAAATTTTATAACTTTCAAAGGAATCCGAACTGATCTTAAAGCCTTTCCAAAAAGTATAATCTCAGGTTTAGGAAAACTAGGTGCAGGTGTAAAAGATAAAATTGCTAGTGGTTTAGTGCCAGCACTTAAAACTGCAGCTCTGGTTGGATTGATGATAGCTGCTAAAAAGTTTTTTGATAGTCCATTATACAAAAAAACAACAGATTTCATAGTAGATAAAGTACTTCCTTTTGTAAAGGGTACTATTGATTTAATAAAAAAAATATTTAAGTTTATATTTTTTAAAGAAGGTCATAACGGTATAGGATTAAGACCTGGCTTAGCAGCCATAATCGATTTCTTTACTGAAACAGTTCCAAAAAAATTTGAAGAGGCCAAAAAAGCAATTACAGAATTCTTTGTAGGCGAAGATGGTGAGGGTGGTTTAGTTGGTGATATTAAGAATTTTTTTAAAAAAATAAAAAACTTCTTTACCATAACCATACCAGAAAAATTTGAGGAAGTTAAAACATCTATCAAAGACTTCTTTGTTGGTGAAGAGGGTATTATAACAAAAATAAAAGAATTTTTTAAATTTAACTTTCAAAATATAAAAGATATAATTAAAACAAACTTTAATATAGAAAATTTTATGGACATAGTTTTCTTACCATATGATGCTGCGATTAAAGCATTGATGGGAGTCTTTGGATTTAGCAAAGAAGAGATAGCTGAGTTTTCTCTACAAGATTTAATTATAGATACCGCAAAAAAAGTAGGACAATTTTTTAAAGATTTGTTTAGTTTTGATGCTGACTCCATGATGGGTAATTTAAAAGATAAAATATCTGACATGGGTCTCATACTAAAAGCAATGACTAAAGGTGCAATAGCAGCCGCAAAAGCAATATCACCTGGGGGTGAAAGTCCAGCAGAAGCGTATAAGAGAGTTTACAATGAGACTATGGCAAGTGGTGAAAGTCAATTAGATACTGCTGGTACAGGTGATGCTCAAATTGCAGAGCGAATTGCAGCCGAGGATAGACTTCCTAAAACAACAATTGTAAAAAGCTCATCCACAGCATTTATAAAAGGTAAACATGCTGATGAAATGTTAGCATTAATGAATAGAGACGCAAATGAATTAGCTGCCTCTACACAATTAAATAATGGTAATTTAATGAGAGGTGGTGGTACTCCGTTTGATAATCCACCAAATGTTATTCAAGTAGTTGATGCCAAAAATACTACTAATACTCAAACAAATAATACAACATCAAATACTCCAATTGTTGACAACGACCCTATTATTGACGCCGTTTTCTAACCCATAAAAAAAGGGGCCCGAAGGCCCCTCTTCAACATCTACTATAAAGTCGATTATGAGTTGTAAGCTACTTGCTTACCAAACACTTTGTTGATACCTGCAGCGATAATCGCTTTAGATGGCGTACCAACTCTGTAAGAAACACCTTTAGATGATCTATTTTCGTAAATCATCATACCTTCGTTTCTTAATTTCCCAACCATTGCAGCGGGTGATTTCAGATCGAATGTGTTCCTCAAAGATTTCCAAGTCACATCATTACCTTTTGCGAAAAGGTTTCTGATTTTAGCAGTTTTGCTCATTTTAGTTCTAGCCATGATATATTTCTCCTTATCTGACATTATTAGTTTGTTTAGAAAGTTAAACATCTTTACCTTTCATCTTTATTGTTATACTTCACTAATATACACGGTATAGATGCAATTGTCAAGGGTTAATTTTTCCTTGATTTTCCTATTGATTTGCCAGTTTTTCAAAGTATGACATAGTGTCATTGTCAACAGATGCAACTTTAGGTGCCTCTTTCGACTCAACAGGTGTCTCACTTTGTATATCCTCTGCGACATTACCGACCACAGTTTTACCACTTAAAACAATGTCAAGTCTAGTCTTCAACTCGTCATATGATTTAAAGTTATCTGCAGCAGTAAACTCTTTTAGAGGATATGCTTTCTGACATACAGACTCGATTTTTGCCTCATCCTCAAATAATTGAGAAGGTGATTCAAAATCAGATGTGTCGTAATTCCAAAAACCAGCGACTTTTCTAATCTTCAGTTTGAAGTTAGCGCCACTAAATGGGTCAAATGGATTTACAGGTTTTTCATCCTCAAACTCTGGTTGCATTGCAGCCAATAGTTTATCATATATTTTTTTACCATATCTGAATAAAAACACTTTGCCTTCATTCTCTGGGTGTTTAGGGTCTGTCACCACATAAACATTAGAGTAGTATTGTAACTTTCTCTTTTGTTTTCTAGCGATCTCTTTATCAGACTCAGCACCTGTATTCCACAAAGCTGTGTTGTACTCAGAAACGGGGTCTTTCTGATTAACAGTAGTTAATGAATTTTCAATATACCACTGACCAGTTGGACCTTGAAAAGCATGTGAATATACTTTTGCCCATGGCAACTCCTCACCATGTACTGCTGGTAAGAATCTCAAAACTGCGTAACCATTACCAGATTTATCTAGCTCAGGTTTCCATAGTCTCTCGTCTGTATATGATTTCTTTTCTTGAGGTTGGTTCTCTTTAGTGACTGCGCCAAGCAGTTTATCTATAGAGTTATTTTTTCTTATGTTGTCTAATGACATCTTATTTCTCCTTATGTAAACGTATGTTATCGTATGTTATTAAATTTAAGTTAGGAAAAGACTTATCAACGAAGTTAAACTTATCGTTAACCCAATTAAAAGTTACATTTGAAAACTTTTCAAAAGTAT